AAAGAGATTTTCTTAGTTTCTACATAGACAGTAGATGGACGAAGAAATCGTACTTGACAGGGGTCAAACAAATGTGATGAAATTAGACGCTGACGAACAGGCTCTTATGGATGAAATTCAAATTTCAGCCCCTCGACCAGCACCCAGACCTTCCACGCGACCAACACAAAGACCTGGAACCGCTCAACACCAAGAATCTATGGACGCTTTTGTGAATCCCAATAAACAGAGTGCTCCAGCTCAACCTCATCAGGATGAGGAAATTGATTATGGTGATGATGAACCAATGATGTTTGAAGATGATGAACCAATGGGACCTGGTCCAGGTGGCGAAGGGGAACAACCTTCCAAGGGGTATACATCAATTGACGAGGAAAAGGCGGACCTTGTCAATAAACTTGGACGTTTAGAAAAGAAGGGTTTCGCAGTCAACAAGCGCCTGAATGCATACTCAGGTGTTGATGAACTAAGGTCGGAGGTGAAGAGGATTACATACAGTATTGATGTTGAACAGTCGGTTCGTTTCTCTCGTCGTATGTTGGTTGCCTGTGTGACCGGTCTTGAGTTTTTGAATAAACGGTACAATCCATTCGAGGTTCAACTTGAGGGTTGGTCTGAGTCTGTGATGGAGAATGTTGATGACTATGATGGCGTATTTGAGGAACTCTATGTGAAATATCGTTCCAAGGTGAATGTTGCTCCAGAGGTCAAGCTTATTATGATGCTTGGTGGTTCTGCGATGATGTTCCACCTGACCAACAGTATGTTCAAGTCTGTGATGCCTAACATGAATGATGTCATGAAGCAGAACCCAGACTTGGTGAAGAATATGATGGCAGCTGTTCAGAACACCACGCGCACACCAGGAGGACCTGCGGTTGATGCACCTGTAGGAGGTACGGGACAATACGAGATGCAGGGACCAGGTATGGACATCTCGAATTTGATGGGTAATATAATGATGCCCCCACCACCTCCAATGAACACAACAATGGGACAGTCGAAAACAATTGACCCCATTTTGGAAGAGGAAGATGATCTCTCTGATATCATTTCCGTATCAGGGGACTCTACAGGTGGTGAACTAAAAGAAGTTAATGTTGGAGGTGCCAAACCCAAAAGAACTCGTCGAAAGAAGAAGACCGAAATTAATCTCTAAATATATATAAATGATAGCGTATTGTCCGCTTGAGGAGCTCGAGCCTCCCGTTCGACAACAAGAAGTTGTCACCGAAACGAAGGCCGAACCTGTAAAGCCACAGGTCGGCCGCGAAGAAACTGAAATGAATTACGTCATCATGGCTTTCATTGTTGGCGTAGTCGCACTAGCCATCTCTGATTCCATCAGGGCGTAAATGTTGAATCTACCGCGAGGTACTCCCTCGTAGTAAATTTAATAAGTAAATGTTGCCAATTGTGTTCCACTGAAATTATCAACAGCTGGATTATTTGTTCGAATCTCTGTCAATTTACATCCCACAGAAGTGACTATTTCAACATACAAGTCGTAATAATACGTACGACCTGATGTTACTTCTGGGGTTATCAGTATACCATTTTTACCAATAGACACTGTGGGGTTCCAAGGGTGTAAATTACCACCACCAAAGAGACTTTTATTACCCATTGTGATGTTTTCAGATGGTGTCGTCCCATCTCTTGTACCTCCCTGAACTTCAAGTACCATAGTACTCATATCATTCACATTATAGTCAGACCTCAGAATGGCAACAATCTTAGCATAAAAGGATTTATTATTGAATCGTAGTTGTAAATCCTGACTTTCTTGGTTTGTGCGTGTAAATATTTTTGAGTATCGTTTGCACGCGACTTCATTCGAGTTGGAAATGAAACCACCACCAACTTCCAGAGCCGTAGTGGCGTCTGCACCACCGAGGTCAACAGCTACCTGGTTACCTAAATCAATCTTACCATCAATTTGAAGGTCACCAACAATTTCTGTATCGCTGTTCACGATGAAACTTTTAACCGGGTCGATAAATACATTACCTGTATGGTCACCATAAATATTAGAAATCCCACCAGTTGTTTTAAATTCTAATATGGCATTACTTGTCGCATGTTCTAAACGGGTAACACCATTATACACCGTGAAGTGTTCACTTGGATTTATAGTACCAATACCAACATTTGATGTATGTATCACGTGAATACCATCTCCTTCGGTACCGTTATTCACAGCACCTATCACTGTACCATGTACAGAATGGGTGGAATCACTGAAACCTCTTACGTATCCACCATAGTTATCATTTGTATTAAGAGTTAAACCAACCTTGTTGTTTGTACCAGGGTTTTGGAGTTTGAGTATATCTATATCACCCGTCGCATCGGAATAAATATGAACATTTGCATCTGGAGCGTTTGTACCAAAACCAATGAGACCTTCATTAGTAAACCGTGCATATTCGGTACTGGTACCTTGTACCTTCTGTCTGAACAATAAAGGTGCGTTTCCAACGGATTCTATGAAATTTTGTGGACCAACTGTACCTGTAAATATATCTAAAGCACCAAACTTCATCGGCTGACCAAGTGCAAACTCGACACCCCCACCACAATAGAGTCGAGTAGCACTACTTACATCCAATTCACCATCATCATCTAAAGGTAAAGCTCCTATTACGACTACACCTGAAGGGGTTATAGTCATTGCACGTGATACCACCGAACCATCACCTAATAATGCCGATTGAATTTGATTAGTACTCAACGAGGGTAAAGTCGTATTGTACGTCTGGAAAAGGTGTTCAGCCGCTACGGAACGAATTCTATCTGGAGCTGCAGTACCCGTTCGGTCGTTACCCTTAAATATAACGAGTTCGGATTTACCGAGACTATCATATAGTCGCTCGGCGATGAACGTATTGCCAAATTCATCAGATGCTACACCAGTAAACGAAAGTTTATTACCTATGACGACATTACCATTTACTTCTAAAGAGTCACGGGGTGCATCAGTACCAATACCCATATTCCCATTGGCACCATCTATGAATAATTGAACAGTTCCAGATTCATCAATTACATTTGGATTTTTTGTAATTCTAAAATCCGCTACACGTGTACCGTTTCGGAGTGCACCTGCTAAACCTACAGAATATCCAACTGGATTATCAATAGATGATCCAGAATCTCCATCTGTCTGCGCAAAAGAAGCGAACGCATTTGAACTTAAACTACTCGTTCTTGCTGCCATAATCGCATCACCAGGTGTACTTTCAATATTATGAACGAGTAAACCATTTGTATTGAAATTTCCTATACCTGTTCCGAGAATTTCTAGGTGGGCTGTTGGTGTGGTTGTACCAATACCCACTCGCTTATTACTTCGCCATGTCATGACATGACTGTCAGTTTCGTAATCGTCGCTCGCTAGTGACAAATTCAATTGAGAACGCGAAGTTCCACTGGAAAGGTCATGCTTCCCCATCTTGAAAATACTTCTCACACCATCCCTACCAGAACCACCTTCACGAGCTAATTGGAGTACGTTGTTAAAATCAGAAATACCAACAATTGCAGTTGTGTTAGAAACGACGAGTGGTGTATCAAGGTGACTTGCTAGCCCCCTATTAACAACTTGGTCATTGATAAACACAGTTCCACCACTTGTGTGTAAAAGACCCACGGGGGATGCGGTACCAACACCAACATTACTTGATTCCAATATAGTCATTTTTGGTGTTCCCATTGTACCAGTCGTACTCGCGTAAAAATTGAGACCCTTTCCACTTCCTACACGGTTTTCAATTCTCGTTTGATTACCAGTAATATCCGTAAAAGTTTTCAAATAGTTTGTATCACTTCCCACTATAGCTGCATTACTTCCGTTAAGTTTTAAATTTCCACCTAAAGTTAAAAGTTCACTTGGTTCAGTATTGGAGAGACCAACTTTACCATCCGACGCTACCCGCATTCTTTCGGTATTGCGAGTCTTGAATGTAATAGTTTGACTGTTCGCTGATGTTTTTGCACCTTTAATTTCAATCGCACTTATATTTGAGGTCTGTGGACCACATCGAAAACTTACTGTGTTAGAAGTAGAGTCACCCCCCGATATATCACCGTGAATAATAACATTCGCAGCTGAAGAAATACCAGATTCACCCTCAACTTCGATGAAATCCTGGACTAGAATGGACTGCGTGATGAGACGACCAGTCGCTGTATTACCAAGTATTGTAATAAGGTTAGCAGAGTCTGCGTTGATGAATATTTTATCACCTATTGACAACATGTTCGTCGAATTGGTATTCGCTATACCCGAAGGGGTCGCACCAGTTGTTTGAATAGCATGGGACTCAATCTTTGAAGCGACTACCATGGGTATCGCTGCATCCGCATCGAGTGTAATGAGACTACCTACCGTGAGTCCATTATCACCAATCCTTAGACCCTCAAAAAAACCATACCCATTCGCATGTAAAACATTACTCGAAGATGTCGCCACATCATTGATATGTATATTAGAACCAACTGATAAGGAAAATACTGGTGATGTATTCGCAATACCCACATTGTTTTGAGTGTATATGTCACCAAATACGTGAAGGTTTACAGTGTTTGCTGTATCCATGGTAAAGTTTGCATCTTCAGGGGTTCCATATGTTCTAGAAAGTTTAAATTTATCATCGGCATGGGTATACCCCAAAAATATATTAGCTGAATCCGGAGCACCATCCCTCATGAGTACAGCCATATCATAGGTCCCATTGTTACCTTTACCCATTTGTATGACAGCGTTTGATACGACAAGATTGTCAACACTCGTGTATGACGGAATTTCAGTAATAGCTAAATTACCAGTGATGTCGACGTTTCCAAATACTCGTAAAAACCCGTCACGAACAATAACGTTACCATTTTCAAAAATGGCTACATTGGAGTCGGTACCTGGGGTAACATCTGTACCAACTGTCAATTGTTTATTTATAATGGTATTTGTGGACACAATATTTCCGGTGACTGTTAATACATTAGAATTACCAGCTTCAACCGAAAACGTATCATTTGTCGTTTTGAAAGTATTCGTTGCGAATACATTTGTGGAAACAACATTACCTTGAACAGTCACAAGATTTTGAACTGTTCGGTTAATAATAAAATCGTTTGTACCAATCTGAAGATCATTAATGGGGTTATCAGTTCCGATACCAACCTGCGTAGCAGTAAGACGGTTTACATTCGTAGTACCTGCAAATTGTGTTGTATCGGACGTTGATGTTAACTCACCAGTAATCTTCAGGTTTGATACTTTGATTTCATCTGCTGTGATTTCACCAGCATCAATACTTGCAAGACCTGTCAATACGTCACTCTCTCTGGGTGTTGCATCTAGACTGGTTACAAAAATTTGACCAGCTCTCACAAGCTTCCCCATTTATACATTAGTTACCGAATAAAATTCCGGCTAATCCATCCTTAATCCTGAGGACGTTGTAATTTACAGCATGTACATACATATCTTGATTTGATGGTCTCAATTCACCCTTTTCAACCCCACGAAGTATGAGTTTTGCATCATCTAAACGACTAAAGTTACACGAACCACTTGGATTATACTCGGATGCGTTGAGACAGAAATGATATACAAAATAACGTGTATATACACCTGTATGACTATCTATATCAAATTCAGTCTGTCCATAATTTGATTTGTAATAGTTTTGTACTGTATGAAAATACGTTGGAGACATTTTTTCAAGGAAAGATACACCGTTGATTAATAAATCTGCATTGGTAAATGAGAAACGGTCACCTGCAAAGTTCGAGGTCGACGTACCATACCCAAAAAATAAAGACTTTACTGGGTGATTAAACGATGAAATATCGAGTTTGTTGTACCCACCTGATTGTGTGGTATTGTCAGTCACACTCTCGAGAGGTAATTCCAGTCGTTGTGTTTGCGTCACTACAAAATCTAGTGTTCGACTTATAAGGGATTCTCGTTCTTCTTTATCTAGGTAAATGTAGTTCCCGTAAAATTCAGCTTTCTTTTCATTCTCGGTGCAATTTGCTATAGCCGTTTCATCAAAATTTATCTTTATTTCAACCTGGTGATGCTGTAACGCTATGAGAGGTAAAAATGCTTTATGATCACAGAAAAAAAAGTGTAAAGGTACAAATGTCTGATTCGATGATGATGCTTTATTGTTAAGTTCCTGGGATTTATTGTACGTATCGGCGAGATAATTAGGCCATATTTCAGCAAAATAATCATAATGTTGTGAATCCACCTTTTGACCACCGATGTATAAATCCAATGTAGAATTGTAAAATAGATTTGATGCTATATTTGTATTACTTGTTTCACTAGATTCAAACCAAAGACCATTGATAACATCTCCCAATACAGGGATGGTGATTGAAGTATCATTCGAATTAATAGTTCTGATAAACTTTGGAGTTTGGGAAAAATTTGTATGTCGTGTGAATTTCATACGAAAAAATGAATGTCCTTCATCACTCGTGAGATATACATCTTGTATACCCTTAGAGACCAATTGTATCAATGCACCAGACATTTAATAGATGTTCAGATTATAAAAATAGACACTTTCCCTGAGGAAAGGCGCTCTTAGGTTCTTCCACGTTTTTACCGTGTATATTAAAACCACCTTGGCGGTACACCTTCATCCTCTTATAATACATAGCGGTGAAGACCGACCATGGGTCATGAACATCATAAATGTGGGGATTGTTCTTCTTCCCCTTTGTTTCTCTCATGATTCGACCAATACTCTGTATGATATTAGACTTGGGGGAAGCTAAAATAACCGTGTCTAGGGTAGGAATATCCAAACCTTCGTGGGCTTGACTGAATGTAGCAAAAATAATCTTCTTCTTTGAGGATTCTTGGAGTTGCGCTTCTTTCATACCCCCCATGTATAGACCAGACGTTTTGGGAAAACATTGATGAAGAAATTCACAATGAAGACGGCGGTCACTGAGTACTAGGAGTTGTCGGGTACCTGCTGAGGCTTTTTTAACTAATTCCACCAACATTACGTTTCTGCTCCTGTCCTCGACAAGCTCTGTTATCATGTTGGGCATTGAAATCTTACCATTTCGCATAGATGGGGGTGGATTTCTATAGTTTGGAGACTCAAAGATGACTGGGAACACTTCAACCTGTTCCTGATTTTTTCGTTCAACTGCAAAAAAGGTGGGACCCATAAACCAGTGAAGAACCTTGGTAAGACCATCTTTCCTCTCTGGTGTTGCTGAAAGACCATAAATATGTCGTGGACACATTTTGAAGAGGGACTGACTAAACACTTTAGCACAGATGTGATGGGCTTCATCTACAATGAGAGTCCCAATACTCTCGAAATCTGAGAAACTATACTCCTTGAGGGACAGAGACTGAAGCATGGCAATAACAAAATCACAATCAACTTCCTTTTTATTCTGTTGAACAACACCAATCGTAGCGCCTGGACAAAACTGTTGGATACGTTCTCGCCACTGGTCTGCAAGAAACTGTTTATGCACGACAATCATAGTTCTGTACCCCAACTTACACGCTATGGCCAAGGATACCGTCGTTTTACCGTAGCCACATGGTAAAGAAAGGACACCATGCCCTGCTTTAATTGCTGCTGCGAGTGCTTCATTTTGATGGGTAGAATCTCTGAGTTCTCCCACAAACTTGGTCTTGATTCGGGTTGGTTCAGGGCGTTTGTCTTGTTGGGGCTCTCCAAGCTTATCAGTTCCATAGAATCTTGGAACACAGACTCCGTTCTTAGTTGGTCTGAAAACTTTGAAAGGCGGTGGAGGAAATCCAAAGTCGCCATTTACGATAGGTCTTACCGTTAATTCCTTTTTAATTTCTTGGATTGGACCCGTATCTACAAGGTATCCAGTTCTTGTGAGGGTTGTCATCCGAATCTACTTATTTAAAGGGTGAAAACTTTAAACCTCAGATGAAGAACTCGAGAGTATCCAAGAAAATCCGGAATGATTTTCAATATTCCAAACCCCCTTAAAGTCCACTACAATTTCAACTTCATCATCCTTTATTAGAGACTGAATGGGACGTCCTTTGACGTTGCACATCACTCTCCTATAACGGAACGGTACCTTCACTGTGAGAATAGTGCCATCTAGGGGATTGTCGATGTTTTGATTCATGAGGAGATGCGTTTTATTTGTATGCATTCGTTCTATAATTTCCGAGACTTTTACAGGAATTATATAACGGATATACTTTTTATCATTGAAGTCATACATAGGTTCGTACACTTTTGCTATGAACTTCATTGATTTCTATTACGATATATTGAAATTAAAACTATAAGCAGCACAAGTATGAAAAGTAGGACTTGTGTGAGAAGGAGGGGTTTGAGTGGTTCTCTCGTACCAAAACATTC